GTGTTTCTTCTAGATTTGTCATCTTCAGAAAATGTGTTTTCTTTTCCATCCAATATAAAGAGCTCTTTAAAATGCAATATTGCATAATGACCTTGTTTATGCAATATATGACAAGATTGGTATAGCTTCTTTTCTTTTTTAGAAGCTATTCCAACACGAGTAAGAGTTTCTTTTATTTTGAGGAAATTATCTGGGGTTGGAAGTGTTATTTCTACTCCAACACCTCTAAATAAATCTTTCTCCATATAAAGTTCACCTTTATTATTATTGTTATATCATTATGATGTTCAGAGAATGACCATCCTGATATTTATAATTAGCCGCCTTTAGCTAATTTTAAGTGAACTTCTTTCATTTGATCTGAAGATAACGCTTTCAAATACATCTTGGCAATAGTTCTACTGCACTGATATACTTCTTGAATTACATCTAGATCGCCATTTTTCTCAGCCTTATGCCATTTTGAAAAACGATTACGAGTGCGAAGTGCACCTCGGTAGTAATCAAATTGAGCACGATCAAATAAATGCGCTCGCTGGTTCATTTCATTGGCATGTAGGATCGTGTCCTCAAAGTACGAAAAACCTCGGTTGACGATAAACGCGGTATATTGCTTTTCAGCCATCTCAGGATAATCATTATCACCGATTAGATCTTTTTTACTTTGTGAAGCTGCCTTTATAAATTCAAAAGGAGTTAGTTTATCTGTCATCACGAAGTTCCTCTATTGTTTCTGCCAATCCGTCAAATGTTTTTGCACAACCATCGCATAGATTTACTGTATGCAAACCGTCTTTTGATGAATATTGCAGTTTGAATGTTTCTTCAGCTTTTAGAATTTCTTTACAGAAGAAACAATCTTTTGGCGGTTTTGGCTTTCTTTTAAAAATATCTAGCAAATCAAATATCCCATCTAAATACGTTAGCGAAATGACGTTTCCATCATAAGTTCGGTCAAGAAAGCAATCATATTGATTTCTGGGTCAGCAACAAAATTTGCTTTATACATATAGTCAGCAAGTGTTACTGCAAAACCTGGCATACTTTTCAATTCGATCTTATCTGTAGATGCATCATAAATTCTACGAAACAACTCATTAGAATCTTGATCGCTATTATCAGCACACCATTTGCGCATGTCAGTCCATTTTTTAGACTTAAGAAGTTCAAATAGTGTATCAATAGATTCTTGTTTGATATTTGCAAAGATACCTTCATCAATACGGCCAGCGGCAGAATAAGATTGTAGTTCTGTTAGAATGCGTCGAAAATCTGGAAAGTGCTTTTCAATTACTTTAGCGATAACCTTCGGATCGTGTTGAACGTTTTCATTATTCAAAATAGCAATAACACGCTTATAAAATTGCATAGCAAGTTTTGGCTTATCTGACTTCTCAATAGAAAAATCTACTTCAGAAAGCCTAGAACGCAAAGGTTCAATAAGACGATTTTTAAAGTTGCACGTAAAGATAAAGCCGCAGTTCTTAGAATATTCTTCAATAAAATTGCGTAGAGCTGGTTGAACATTTGCAGCATTTAGATAATCTGCTTCATCAAAGATTACATATTTGCGCCCACCTGATAGTGACATCGAAGAAGCAAAAGAAGAGATTTCATATCGCAGAACATCGATACCTACATTCAATGAACCGTTCTTTACGATATAATCACAACCGAGTTCATTTAGCATAGCTTTTGCTACTGTAGTTTTACCCATGCCAGGGCCGCCAGTGAGTAACAAATTAGGAATGGATTGATCTTCAACAAATTTCTTAAAAATAGTTTTTGTTTGTTCTGGAAGAATAGTATCTTCAATTTTACGTGGGCGATATTTTTCTACCCAGAGCACTTCGTCATTTTTAACTTCGAGAGTCATGTAGTTCCCTTTTCATAATGTAAATTGATTGGGACTTTATATCCCAACCATTGTAGTATCAGTTTACTCAGCAGCTTCAGTTTCTGGAGCTGTTTCTTCAGGTGCCGCCGGAGCATTTGCTTTAACAAATGCAACAAGCTTTTCACGGGTAGTTCCAACTAGTGCAATCTCACCGCCTTCGAAGGCTCCACGCTTTGTACAAACATCGATGATATTAATCACTGTTTGCAAGTCATTAAGACTGATACCTGGTGCTGCCTGAGTTGTTTCTGTTTGATCTTCCATTTTTTATCCTTTCGTATATGTAGATTTAGAATCAATACCGATGAAGTAAGATACGTCATCAGCTTCAAATTTAGAAATACCTTTGGCACAAATAACTACTTTGTAATTTCTTGGTAGTAGCTTCAGGTTTTCTGTTTTAACGATAATAGTAAAGTTATCACTCGTTTCACCAACTTCTATACCAAATGTATCGGCGCTTGGATTGGCACTATCAATCGCGCGCAAATAACACTTTCCGTTTTCGCTCACAAAAGCAATTTCAGAAAACTGAAGAACTCCAGCGGCTTTAATAACAGATTGTAAAGTTTCCCACTCAAGATCAATTTCTACATCTTTTGAAGGAATATTGATTTCTTTATCTGGTGGGGAATGAACCATTGAAAGATCTGCGAAAACATACTTAGTTTTCTTTTTACCTTCTGCAATTGTAAAGTTCTTATCATGGAATTCGATGTCTGGATTGTCATATAGGCTGTGAATAGAAAGGAACCGCGACAAGTCATAGATACAAGCTTGTGCTGGGATTTCATCTTCAATAATAGCGGTAGCCATTAGAGTTTTTTCTGGTGTAATTGTACGAAGAACTTTGCCAGGTTTTAGAACAATAGACTTGTTAATTGCCGCAAAGCTTTTCAAGATAGTGAGAGTTTTTTCAGATAGTTTCATAAAATAGATTACTCCTTATTTTAATGTTGTTATGTTTTATTATATTACAAAAATTTACAAATGTCAACTGTTATGGCCTAAATTTTTTCTTAGGCTTTTTGTAAGCTTTTGCGTTTGATGATTTGTTTGCTGTAGGGCTCGTCCCTAGTGAACCAATTGCAGCCATTGACCCTTTAAAGATATGAGAACCAACGTGGTTAATTTCCATCCATGGACACATATGAATCTTGATACCAATTTTACGAGCATTCCAACAAAAGAAATAATCTTCCGACAAATAGCGCTCAGTTTCTGGATCAATTCCACAGTCAAAATATGCCATAATTTTTCTTGAACCGTCGAAATTTTCAGTTCTGACATGATCTGGTTTATATTTGTATTGTGGATATGCTTCTTCATATTTCTCAAGTACTTTGCGCGGAATTAGCATAAAACCAGTACCAGCTTCTGCTACTTCAATAGGCTCATCCAGTTTAAATGAACCTTGACCTTTTACTGGGTTGAATACATAATCACCAGCATAGTAGTCGAGCATAAATGGATTTTCATCTGCTTTACCCATTTTAACAGCCTGCTTTACTTTTTCCCAAGCAATTGTTTTCTTTGGATAAGGTCCTGTTAGCACATCGTATTTTTCAGGATCGGTAGCATATATTCCAAGCAATGAGAGTACATCTTTAGCTTTAAATCCAATATCTGAATCTATAAACATAAGGTGCGTGCACTCAGAACGAATAAATTCATCTACGACATAGTTTCTTGCACGTTGTACCAAGCTCTCATTAAACAAGAAATAGAATTTAAGTTCTATACCATACTGTGCACACATTGTTGATAAATCATTTGTGGATTTGCAAAACAAGCCTGCACACTGGCCACCATACATCGGAACACCGACAAATAGTGAATATTTTTGTAAATCTTCTACTGTAACTTCAAGTTTCATCTTTTTATCATCTCCAAATCAGCTTCTGCTCTTAACAGTGCTTGTATACGTAACAAATCTGCAAGCACGTCCCATGAACTGTTATGTGCCTGAAATACTTTTTCCCAAAATGCAGTATCTTCTATAGGAATGAACCCATTTATCTTGGGAAAGTTCAATTTTGCGTCAATAAAAGTTCTTGTGTCACGATGTTTCCAATGAGGCAAATATTGATTGATATTCTGTTCCTTGCCGATCTGCCCCATCATTCTCCAAAGAATGAGTGGGTCAAATGACGAAGATCTAGTCCACCAATGTGATATTTTGCCTGCTTTATTTAAAACATCGAAAAATTCTGATGCAAATTCCTCTACGGTAATATCTGTTTCCTTAGGAACAATAAGTTTCCTTACTTCCTTTGACTGCGACTGCCAGAATTGTATAGTATCACTATATACCTTCCAGCCGTAATTGTCAACCTGTTTCTGCACGGAAAGCTTACATTTATGCATATCAACAATATTCTTTGTAGTATATGGATCGCTTGATATCATCTTGTCAGTATCAAAAACATAGAACGAACAATCAATTACCGCACAATCATAAACTTTAGTTCCCATAGTTTCAAAATCTAATATTAAATGTTTCACGACGTATATCCTTTATATTATTCAGAAAAAAATGATTCAAGAGAAGACAATTTATATGAACTATTTTTTCCCTTGTTAATAGCATTTTTCAATAGTAGTTCAAGTTTGTTTCCAAAATTGGATGGTGAATTTTTTTCGTATGTTCTGTCGGCGAGTTCTTGTCTATCAGCAAGCGTATATGTCTGATACTTCTTTACAGCATTCAAAAATTCTTCTTTAGTACGAATAACAGAAATGAATTTTTCTTTCATTATATCATCACACATTTCAAGTGCAGGATGATCACGTTTGGTATTGCCGAAAACTATCAGAGGTGTTCCATACATCATAGATTCCAAAGACGTAATTGTATATGTGTCATATGATGCAAGACCCACAAACGAACATGATGCTTTTGAAATAGCATCAATCACATCAGATCTGTATGCATCTAGGCGTGTTTTGTGTCCGTACTTTTCAAGATTATTCTTTCCGTATTTTACTATCTTATCATTTGAATTGTAAATATATGCCGATGTAGTAAAAACTTCGCTATCAATTCCAGTGCCTTCAAGATAATCATGTATTGCAAATGTTTTCTTTTCTGGATTTAGAGCAGATACATGTCTCACAATACCATCACTTTCTACTGCTGTATATCTTTCGGGACAGAATGAAGATGGTAAAATTCCTTCCATTTCAATAGTGCCAAAATCCCAACAATCTATTTTTCTGGAATAATATTTTTCAAATTTAACCTTATGATATTCTGAAACACCCACGATTGTTAGTCTTCTACCAGAAAGTTCATGAAGCATATTGCCATTATTTAGATCAGTAAAGAAACCAGGTATTGCATGTGTTTGATAAATTATAGGAATTTCAAGAATATTATGCATTTTATTATATATCTTATTCAGCCCATGCGAAGAAAAGATTACATCTGGTTTGAAATTCTTAATATCTAATATTAATGAATCATATATATTATTTCTATTTTTTATTGCGTATGCTTTTAGATCTTCTATAGGATTTTTATTGTAAAAATGTGCATTAAATTCCTCGGGCAAATTTCCCGAAACAGCAAAGATACGAATATCATGCCCAAGTGTTTTAAGCATTCTTGCTGTCTGTAACATAGACACATCAATGCCACTATGGAATTTTTCAGTTGAAAGTTGGGCTTTAAACGTATATGGTATCATATAGATTTTCATTTTGTAATCTCGTATTGTTTGAGCCATTCGTCGTAATGATCTCCAAGTAAAACCCATTTCATAAGTGTGGAGTCTACTTTTTTCCTATCCCAGATTATCCATGCATATGCAATCATACCACCTATTTGATCATCTTTTTCAACTGGCTCTACATGCTCATTATTGAATTTAATGCGATCAGAAAAAACTATAATTTGTGAAGGAGGGTGTTGATCAAAAAGAACTTTTCTTTTCTTGCCTTCAAGAAATGTAATTCTCACAAGCATTGCAACATAGTCATATTCCGAAATTGCCTTAGTAGCAATTTTATGAGGAAGATTTTTATGATATGGTGGATTAGTTACAAAGCCCGTATAGCCTTGAGGTTTTTCTAGTGTTAACACATCAATACCAGTCTGAATTGGCAGTAATGCTTGAGAGTATTCGTTTAAATCATAACAAAGAACATTATGTCCATTGCGAATTAATTCTATTGCAATATTGCCATATCCAGCACATGCCTCTACTACATTAAGAGGTACTGTGGAGTATTTACATAGGATATATGTTGCAAGGGGAGGGGTTCGATATAAATCATTTTCATTTCGATTTGCATCTGCTTTATTTACACCGACATAAATGTCAGTTAAATTTTTTGCCATAGTTTCACCTTTCATAATATAATACTATTTATATGGATTTGCGGTCCAATACAATAAAATTGATGCCTGCTTCTATAAAAAGTTTTTCTGATTTTTGGCACGACGTTACCCAATGATCAGGCAAAGGTTTTGGATAGCACATAACAATGCGACCAATTCCAGATTGTACTAACATCTTTCCACAATCCGAGCAAACAGGAAGCCCATAAACGTAAATTGTGGCGTCTTTTACAGGCACTCCACTTTGTAAACAGTTGACAAGGGCATTCATTTCTGCGTGAATAATAATAGGATATTTTTTTTCTCTATCATCAAGTCTCGAATCATCTGCAATTCTACTTGGGAAACCGTTATAACCAGTACCAAGTATTCTACGATCATCATTTACGATGACAGCACCAATTTGCGTGCTGGGATCTTTAGACCAAGTAGAAATTTCTTTTGCCAACCTAGCAAAACGAATATCCCATTTATTAGATATCATAATCAAATCTCACATGTTGTTCTTTTTCACGAGGAAGAGGTTCACCGTAAGAGTTACGAATTTCCTGATTTCGAATTGCAACTTCACGCAGAACACTTAAATCAGTACCTTGATCCTTTGCAAAATTGATAAATGCAGGAATATCTTTTGCAAAGCACGCAGAACCATATCCTTTTCTGCCATCGTGTCCTGGAACCATTGTATGCGACGCGCCAATACGGGAATCTGTTCCTATTGCTTTCATTATAACAGAATAATTAGAACCATATTGATTTACTATATCATGGAATTGATTAAACCACAATACTTTACTTGCTAGAAAACTATTCATTCCATATTTAATAAATGATGCCTCAATATGATTTACATGATAGACAGGACAAGGTTTGCATGCACTAAAAGTTTCATATATGTGCTGTAAATAATCAGTTTGTTCTCTATTGCCACCAAAAACATGCATAAAAGGATTTACAAAATCTTCCTTTGCTGTTTTTTCAGTAAGAAATTCCGGATTATAAACTACACGTTCGCTTATTGATGCAAGTGAATCAATTATAGAAGGAATTACTGTTGATTTAATTACGATCAATCCATTTGTATTGTTAGCTGCTTTAATTACAGTATCAATTAGAATCGAAGCATCAATACTTGCATCTTGTCCCATAGGAGTGGGGACACAAATAAATGTTACCTTAATATCTTTTCCAGAAAGATCATCTACGGAATTTCCATATTTTGGATCTATAATAGTTTTGCTGCAGTTGGTATCAGGGAAACCATAATCAACTGCGGCTCCCACAAATCCATGACCTACGATTGCTAGTTTCAAATTACTCATCTTTCCATCCATTCTCTTTAAGTTTAGCAATATATTCATCTAAATTTCTTTTATATATCCATCCGAGGTCATGTGTTTTATCTGACATTACCTTTGCAGTCATGCGATTACCCTTACGTTCCGGCAGCATTTCAATTTTGCCACCAAACAGTTCGGCAACTTCCTTTACAGAATATGCAGTAGGATTTCCTATACCATATTCATCACCTTTACCATATTTAGCAACCAGAATAATAGCATCAACGATATCATCTACGTGAGTAAAATTACGTTCTTGTTTGCCTGGTAAAACAACAGTAAGTGGTTCTCCGTTGGCCATTTTTTCTTTAAATTTTGCAATCAATGTAGCATATTTACCAGATTTGATCTCACGTTTGCCGTAAACATTATAAAAATACGTAATAGCATAATCAATGCCGAACCATTCGGCATATTGCTTTACAAATTCAGTATTGGAAGCCTTTGACCATGTGTATGGGCTTGGGACATATCCATCATAATGATCAGCATATTTTGTAGATGACCCTGCATAGATGAGTTTTGCATCTGTATTTTTCACATAATTTAGAACTTCATATGTCCCCAATTTATTAAACTTCCAAACAAGATCAATATCTTCAAAGCTCTGTTCTACTCTTGAATATTCTCCAAGATGAAAAACACAATCAAACGCTTCATCTTGGAAAATAGAACAAATATCTTCTGTAGATCCCTTGACATATCGCACACCATCCACATGATTATTTTCAGAACCGGTAAAATAATTGTCAAGTGATGTTACGGTAATCCCATCAGATATTAGCCTTTCTGCTAGGTGGCTGCCTACAAATCCGGCGGCGCCGGTAATTAGTACATTATTATACATGAAAATTTTTCCTGCCTTTCGGATATTCGGTTTCAGAAAATGAAGGATCTAGACGTATTTCGCTGGTACCGTAGTTTCGATATAGATCCATACCGTAATTATCCACGCCATTTATAATTTTAGCATCTTTTTTCAAAATTAGCTTATTTTGTCTTGCAGACATGCCGGTTTTCTTGTTGATGATCTTATCAAGGTTAACGGAGTGATGAGCTCTACCGTAACGTTCAATCAATTCTACACAATCTGGATGCATTTCATATAGCATTTTTGACTTGTTGTATGCAGAATCGTCCTTGTAACCATTGTAGATTTCATCTGTGTTTCCACCCTTTACGGTGCCAGTCTTTAGTTTTCCGCACAAGAATGCATATAAAAGCATCGTAACGTAACCTTCTTTCATGGCACGAATTGAAAGATCAACGTCTTCATTATACTTTCCGCGCCAGCGTAGATCTACATCATTATCAATTAAGAAACAGGACATGATGCGAGTATTTAGAATATAAGGCGGGTACGCACAATCGTCTACTGCAAAAAATTTGTATTGTAGACCAGCAAATGCAACATTTTCAAATCTGTCAACAAAATCTTCTGTTGATCTGAAAATACCCGAACCCTTTGCAACTCGATAGCGCTTATTTTTATGTAGACGATAAAATTCTTGGAGATTATCATCCATTAGCCAATGGCGTTTAAAACCTGCAGCTTTAGAGTGTTCCCAACACCAGTTTCTTGCAGGACCCGACCCAAGCCCGTGATTACTGAATGGCAGTACTAAAATTTGATCTTCTCGGATATAGGGAGATTTTACGTATGCATCATAATCTTGAGGTTCAATTACAATTTTAAAATCAACGCCCATTGTATGCAGGGTCTTGGCGGTGTGTGGACCATATTTTGCCCTGCCTTTTGAAATAATGTAAATATCATATCTTGGTTGTTTTTCATTCATCAAATTGTTCCTCTGCATCATCGTCTTCTTCAATATTTTCGTCAACTGAATTGAACATATCCTGTGTAATGCCTTGTTCTACATATCTACTCATCATATTAGGATCACGATCCTTTTTAGGATACCATGTAGCAAATGTCTTATCAGTCAATCTAAATTCCAACAGATCACTGAAATATTGTCTATCTTCTTTTGTGCGAAATTTTATGGTAATTTGTTTCCAAGGATCCATTACTTGTTGATTGTAAGCAGGCATGCCTGCTGCCCACCACTGCAAATAAGGATCACGCCAATTTTCTTGAAGTTCCTCTACTGTATCAACATTCCCGTTGCCAAATAAAGTTCTTTTCATTCATCATCTCCAATAAACGAGAAAATATTTTTACTTGTTCCTGGGCGCTCATAAATTAATGTCTTAATTTTAGGACCAGGTTTATTTCCAATTTTTTCCATAAATTCGGCATAATCTTCAAAACATCCCAAATTGATGATTATACGTTGCCAATCTTCTGGGAAGTCTGGATCTTTTTGTTTTACTTTTACTTGAGGTTTGTATTCCTCTACGATACCGATAAATTGAGCAAGTGAACCTTTGTTTGCATTTTCTTCAGCAACATAGTCCATCATATGTTCATAATCTTCGGCTGTATTTTTGATAGAATCGGTCATGATTTAATATCCTTAAAATTAATACTAATGTTATTTAGTACTATAATACAACATTGATCTAAAAATGTCAACAAAAATTTTAGATTTGCCATTAATTTCCAATCGTTGATGATTCAAATACACGATTGTGGGTATCATTACAGCGAACGAAAGTTGTGCATTTTGAAAGTTGTTTTAGGTTTGATGCGCCAACATAAGTGCAAGTTGAACGGATTCCGCCTAAAATATCCTGTATAGTCATATTAACATCACCTTTGTATTTTGTCAACACAGTTCTTCCTTCGGATGAACGATAAGTTTTTAAACCACCAAAGTGTTTATCATTGGCAGAAGTTGAACTCATTCCATAGAATTGTACAAACTGTTTTGCTTCATTTACATACTGACTATTTAAATTGTCGTCAATACAATATTCGTTTGTCTGATAGTATTTAGTAATGACTTTGCCGCCACCTTGATCATGACCGGCAAGCATACCACCAAGCATTACAAAATCAGCGCCAGCAGCAAATGCTTTAGCTACATCACCAGGCGTTGAACAACCACCATCAGCAATGATATGGCCGCCAAGACCGTGAGCAGCATCGGCACACTCTATAACTGCTGATAGTTGTGGATAACCCACCCCTGTTTGAATACGAGTAGTACACACAGACCCAGGGCCAATTCCAACTTTAACGATGTCTGCTCCATTTAAGATTAACTCCTGCGTTTGATCTGCAGTAACTACATTACCAGCGATGATTATGAGTTCTGGAAATGATTTTCTTACTTTAGCAACATGTTCCACAAAATGCTGGGAATATCCATTAGCAATATCCATGCAAACATATTTCAAATTTGATTGAACCTTTTCATAAACACTAACAAGCTTATCAAAATCTGCTTGACTTGTTCCGATGCTCATAGCAACATTGCCTGATCGGTGTTCAGTGTCTTGTTGAAAATATTCTATTAGTTCTACATCACTATATGTTTTGACTAAACATGTAAACAAACCTTGTTCTGCAAGGGCATCAGCCATTTCAAATGTCCCGATGCCGTCCATATTTGCAGCCATAATTGGAATACCAATATAATGAGGTACATCATCAGAAGTACAGTTTGCGAATGTAAAATTGCGATCTAAAATGACTTCACTTCGGCTTTTAAGTGTGCTGCGCTTTGGTCGAATAAGAACATCTTTGTAGTCTAGCTTAATGTCAGTTTCAATTAACATCATTTAGTCTTTCTGAAAGTGCAGACTCTAGCGCAACAATCTCATCTTTAATTGCTAGTTTTTCTACTTTAGCTTTCTGTATTGCTTTTTCTGGGGCCTTTTCAGCCTCAAGAACTTCCACTATAGAATGGTGCCTTTTATGTTTTGCCTTTAGTAGTTTAATTCTGTGTTTTGTATTTTCGATATTCATATTCTATTCTCCATTACATAAAAAAGTTTTCAATAGAGTCTACTTTTTCCGCAGACCATCCGATAGCGCTGAGAAGGTTATCGATGGGACTAAGAAAGACTTTATTAAATTGCGTTTCGTAGTCGATGTATTTTTCAAGTCCAAATTCGCTTGGAAGAATATTTGGGAATGAAATCATATTTTCTTTGATGGGATTAGGAGATTTAAGATAGACAAATTTGATTTTGTCTCCAGACTTAATGCTCTCGTATTTTTTATCAAGGCCTTTTTCTTTAAGAAAGTTATTATAGAGTATGCATCCACGAACATGCATAGGGCAACCTTTTTTATAAGAACCGGTTTTCTTGTCAATGTATTTTTCAATATCATCGGTACCAGAGATTTTAGCAACTTGCTCAGCTGGTAGTTCAAAAAATTCATTTCTAAAATCACCAATGAACTTTTGTGTATTTATTTCATCGGACGTCATGATAACTTTGAATGATTGCTTAAGTTTTTCACGGCAAATTTCAGGAGTTGAAGAACGAACAGACTCGAGTCCAGTCACACTAATCTTTGGTTCTTCGTAGTGAACACCTTCGCTATTTAGTGCATTCATTACATAACGCTTCTTTGCAACAAACACGGATTTATCTGTAATCTTTTCTCGTTTCATTGCCATAGCATTACGATATGCGCCCATCTTTTCAGCAAGTTCTACATAACCTTCTTCAATAATTTTTTCAATCTTTTCTTTACATACCTTATCTAGGAATTCTTCACCGGTTTTCTTGTCTATATCTACTGTTCCAAATACCTTTTCAATAACTGGCGCCATATCGACATAGATAGAGTCAGTATCAATATAGACGATGTAATCCAGGTTTTCAGTTTTCATAAACTTGTTGAGATAATCATTTACAGATTTTTCAGCATATCGAATAGAAAGTTGCCCAGATGTCGTAATAGCTTCAGCCATTGCTGCAATATAGTATAGAAAGTAAATATTCGCAGTTGCGCCGTAAAGACTGTTCATAGCAATTTTAATAGCCATCTGTGAATTGTGTAGTTGAGTAATTTCTTTCTTAAGAGCTTTTTTCTTATTTGGATCGGTCTCTGTTTCATCGGCTTGTTCTACGGCGAGCATGTTCTTTTTAATTACGGAACGATTGCCATAGTATTCTTCAATGATCTCAGGAATGACACCAAGTCGAGAATTTGAAAAGCAAACACCATTTGCACAGACAGAATAAGATGGATCATCATTATGGAATTCATCTTTCAAAACCATCTCTTGAGTCACATACTTACGAGTATCTTCCATATAAGTCTCTGGAGACATGTTATATTGAAGCATAAGGTGAGGATATAGAGAGTTCAAATCGAAAGAAACAATCCAAGGATGCATACCAACTCTTGGATCTTTTACATACCCACCAACAAGTTCACCAGCGCGTTCGCCAGGTGAGCCTTTCAGAAACGGAACCACATTTTGGCTCATTAGCTTGCGATAAAGAGTGGTTTCCCAGATGCCAACAGTTCCAAATGCTTCTGTATAATTTACACCACCACCATAAGCAACAGTAAGAACAAGTGAAAGAAGTGCAGACTCTTCTTCCATTCTTTCTACGAGAAGTGTATCCTTCAAGTTATAGTCGAGATACAATTGTGGGTTTTGTTCGTAGAGAGTAGTAAGGTTGCCATATTCTGAGTAATCCAATTTCTTTTCACCAAGCACAGCATAAGCAATATGATCCAACTTATAACTTTCTTGCGGGCCATATTTGTAACCAAACTTCTTAAAGGCATCCATATAGTCAACAACGGAAATGCCAGAAATATCATAAGTAGATTGATCTTTGTTGAAAATCTTTCTCGTACGTTTACGAATGCCTTTCCAAGGTGATAGTTCTTTTGCTTTATCTTCTCCAAAAAGTCGCATAATACGTGTTACGATATATTGAATGTCAAAATATTCAACGTTCCATCCAGTAACTACGTCAGGATAATCATTAGTCCAAATTTGAATAAATCGACGAAGCAAAGATTTTTCATCATCAAATTTCATAAACTGAATATTGTCTGGATTAATACCAGTTAATGTTTTAGTCTTGTCATAATCTTTTCTACCTAGAAGATGATATGTATCGCTTTTTGAAGACTTATAAGAAATGGATGTAATTTCTTTATCTGCTTCTTCAATGTTAGCATATCCGTCACTAATATCAACTTCGATATCGAACATTGCAATATTGATTAGGTTCATATCGAATTTGATTTTCCCCGAATAATTCTCTTGAATGAACTGAGCAACATAGTTTGTGTTGCCTGCAATTTCAAAACCGCTGACGTCACGATAACGTTCGATAAAATCTTTTGTGTCACCCATAGATTCAAATTTCTTTGGGGCAACTGGTTTTTGACCAATTAGTGTTTTAAATTGTGTTTCAGTTTTCGTTGGAAGAAAAAGCGTAGGCTGAAACTTTACTCGTTTCATAAATTGCCTACCGTTCTCATATCCACGCCAAAGAATA